TCTCCACCAGTCTTGAAGATGACGTTGTCACCACCATCAACCTCAAAGATAATCTGGTTGTCGGTCCCAAACTTGATGCGGTTGTCTGCGTCCCGACCAATCTCAAGGCTTGCGTTTACTACAGATGTGATGCCAGTTTGTGCTGCATCTACAGTGAATGTCAGATCGTATGGGTCTGCATCTGTACCGTTATCAGTGTCTGTCCAGTTGGTCGTGATACCCGAACCAATGAACTTTACTTCCTTGCCGTTGGATACTGTGACTTCATCCCCGCTGTCGTCCTCAAGAATCCAGTTGTCCATGTTACCGGCACCGGACGTTTGAGAATCAACGTAGGCTTTGATGCTTTGCTGCGTGGCCAGAGCAGTTGCACTGTTGCTCGTCATGTTGTCTTCGTCGTTGATTGCCGTGACTGTGGCGCCGCTAGCAAGAGTCAGACTGGTGTTGGCTGTGATCCCGCCGCCATCTGCAATCGTGATTGCATCATCGCCATCGGTAAATGCGACTTTCGCTGTTTTGATTTCACCGGTCGTTGAAATATCACCAGAAGCTGTGATTGCTCCACAGCCAACAGTACCGAGACCAGAGACATTACCGCTGGTATCGAAGGTATAGTTGCCATCTGAAAATGTGCCGTCGATAGTCAGGTTTCGAATTGTCCCAACATCTTTGTTTGCGTCAACTACAACGGCCTTAGATGCGACGACTGTACCAGCAGTGATCCCGTCAATTTGCTCCAATTCAGATTCTGCAATTACCGCGCTTCCAATGGTAAAACCAGTAGCAGTGACTACTCCAGATGACGTGATTGCGCCCGTCTTGAGGGCAGCGTCAGTAAGTGTGAGGTCACCAGTAGAAGCGCCCGTGGCGGAGGTGGTGGCGAATGTGACCTTGTCCTCACTCTCGTCGAATCCGAGAAAAACGTTGGTGTCGCTGCCGCGCTCAATGATGATTCCGGAGTCGCCAGAGGCCGAACCAGTTCGCCCAGAACCCAACTCAATCAGTTGATCTGCTAATGTAGTATTAGATGTCGATACTGTTGTGGTCGAACCGCTTACGACCAGATCCCCAGAAATGCTGACATTGCCATCGGCATCAGCTTTTACAGATCCGTCAAATAGATTTCCAACAAGTGAGCTACTTCCCATTATCCTCTCCAGTTCAACCTAATTTTAGCGGTGCTATTTTTGCCCGAAGGCAGTTTAGCCGCCACGTAAATAGATCCAATTGTTGCGTTTGACACGCTTGAGTCGAAGTGAAAATCCTTACCAATTGTAAAGCTACATCCGCCAGCAGAACCGGTAATAATTGTAGGTACCTGCTCTGCTGTTGCAAGCTGATCGGTTGTAATCGGAACCACGCCCGCTGAGTCTCGAGCCAAAAACATTGTTACTTTTTCTGTGGCGTCGGTAGATGACAACTCAAACTCGATCGAATCAAGATGACAGCTTGAGGGAACCGCTGCTGAATTAGGAGAGTTGGTTGCGTCTACGGTAAGCTCGAAGACTGAATAACTGTCGCTCAGACTCGCGTTATGTTTGTACGAATATCCAAAGTGAGTAAACTGTTTGATGCCCATCGATGACTCCCGGTGCAGCAGTGGCACCATTGTAACACTAAAAATGTATAAGAGATAAACGACCTTATGACACTAAGTATCAATCTAGTTCAGTTTTTTCTCCGGCCCTTTCCTTTGTGACGTCAGACGTTTGATCTTCGGCCCGGAACAGTTCTGACATCACCGTCCTGTCTCTGATAATTTCTCTTTGATCCAGACCCGTGAACACTCTCAACCACTTTTGAACGTCACCTCTTATGCCGGATGCTTTTTCCATCGGAGTCTTTTCTGCCTTCAGGAGGATGTCGTTCAACTCTCCAAGCGGACTATTGATAAACAACATTTGTGCTACGCCGGGCATCATGTAGTATCGTTTTGTCGGAACAATAGGCGCATCTATAGGTTTTATCGGCAGATCTCGAGGCTCTCGACCCTCGGCTTCATCCCGTTGTTGTTGCAATTGAATGTCAAAAATATCTTCGGACTCATCCAATTCGAGCAAATCAATCAGGTGATAGTCGAAAAAATGAACAAGGTCTTGAGCGACTCTCTTCGGAATGGTCGCTCCACCAGTACCCAAACTTGCCTGCACGTCTGAAAGAACCGGCGCACGAGCGGGGCTTAGCAGTGCATTAACGGCAGCAAGTGGTGTGATGGCATCCGAACCATCGTCTTCGTCCGTAAACCAACGGTCACCCATGTCCTCCATTTTTTGCATCATAAGGATCTTAGTAGCCATCAAGTACGAGAAGTGATTGAACGCTGCAACATAAGTCGGTTCAGGCATAAAGAAAGCCATGTAAGGAGCGTCGGCTCTCTTCTGTCGATACAAATCATTCCAAGCTTTAGTGCTGTTCTGAAAATCTTCGGGAGGAGCGTAGTTTACGGGCGTTTCACCAAACTTCTCTGGTGCGTAGGGCAGAGGGAACGAAATCCTATCTCTGAAGTAGGTCTGCAGCCCAGACTTATCAGGTATCGGCATGTAGTACGAAGCGAGTGCTCTTCGATCTAAGCCCACAGATTTACCATCCTCACCCTTGATCGACGCAGCGATATCGATGAAATCGTCGTAGTACACAGACCCCTGCATGACTTTACCGCCGGTTGTCTTGATCATGGACTGCGCGACAAACAATCGTATTTCCTCTTGTATAGGTGCTGGAATTTTTCCGTTCTCACCATACAGGTCTTGCATTTGCTTTTTGAAAGCAAAATATGTGCTTCGTAGTTCTGGGGGCAAAGAGTCGACGGCAATACCGTTCTCGTCGACCATTGCACCATAGGTAAGATAACTAAGGTATTCACTGCCCTTGTCATAGGCTCTACGCATGACACCGAGCCTGTAAGCGCCCTCTGGGCTGAAAATCGCGTCGAAAATCTGTCGGTTTGCATTTTTCTGGAAGGCCCAGAATGGGAAGAATATGTTGAGCAGAAAGTTTCGATCACCCTTAGACATGCTTCCTGCGTAATCGTACAGCGCCTCGATGCTTATCTTTGCTGCAGTTCTCGGGTCGATACCCGCTTCCATCAGGGTAATCATGCATCCGAGTCGCTCTCGTTCGGCCCACGCTTCTGCGATGTCTTCCGATGCCCCCTTCACGTCGTCGAGGATATCTGTTCCAAGTTTTGTCAATCGACCCTTCTTCGCCTCAGTCTGAAGAAAAAGGTTCCCGACATTTTGAATTTTTGTACCCAACTGACTGGTGTCGAATGAGGCAAAAATACCTGCTTCAAGAGCCACCTGCCTAATATCTGCGTTCCTGTAGGGCTTTCCGGCAATCATTACGATGCCGTCCGCACCCTCCAATATTGGATTGAGTTTGATGTGCCATTTTGACCCGCGAGTCAGTTTACCCGCCCACTCGGCAGCTTTATCCCCACCTTCTTGCAAAACCCGACGCGCAGCCTCTGCGGCATCTCCCTTACCCGTTCTTCTTGCCGCAAAAACAAACGCCTGACCTATTGGGTTTGAAAGGACATTCTGCGTGAACATACGAGTCGTTGATATCGCGGCAGTTCTAAACCCGGCGCGTTGAGCCGTTTGATTGAAGTGGTCGAATGTGTTCATCCAAAAATATCGAGACTTAAGAACAAAGTGACCACGAACCATTCGTGTTTTCAGGTATCGGTAAAAAAGTGCGAAACTAAGTGCCGTAGTGCTGTTTGTACCGGCACCAGTAATGATTCTTTCTCCCGCCGATGAGATTTCGTTCAAGGCAGAAATAGTATCCATATTGTCTGTTTTGAGCAGCGAAGGATCCTGAGCTTGAGCGAGAACCATATTCAAACGCTCTCTACCGGCTCTGGGTATAAACATAGTTACGCCGTCCAAAGCGTATCCCTCGACCATGTTGGGGTTGTAACCAAGAGAGTCGAAAGCGTTTTTGACTCGAACGACATCATCGGGATCGATAGACTCACCGACGATGTATTGGCGCATTGATCTTGCCAGATCTTCGTCCGCCGCCACCCCAAGGTCGACCCAACGTTTTTTCGTCGCGTGAGCTTGACCATGCCCAGCAATCAACACCGCAACCCGGTTAGCTACTGTGGGGTCATCTGTAAACTTTGCGTTGATGTCTCCGTAAAGACCTGTAAACATGTTCTTCGATGTCACACGCTGAGCACCACGGTTCTTCATAGATTCGTTGAAAAAAGCAAACACTTGCCGACCATCTTGAGTTTTCATCGCAGGATCAACACGACCGGATACGTTGCCGTAATACATCAATATTTCAAGCAGACCGCCGGGATCGAGGCCCGTAGCTGGTTCCGTGAAGAACTTTGGCTCGATGCGACTACCCGTAAATCCAGCCGCCTTAAAAACCTCGGTGACAAAACGTGAAGCCTTATCTCCAGATATAAGATCATTGACGATCTCGGATACCTTGCCCAATTCTTCCGCACTTAGTTCTGCCGCCGCCTTCGCCGTGGAGTCCAACACTCTTACTCTCTGAACAAAGTTCCGCACAATGCCCAAGTTTGTTTGATTCACCGATGAGAAGTACCGCCCTAAGTTGTGTGAAACAGACGCCATGTGATCGTGACCAGCACTAATTGCTGATCGACCACCTTTTGTAAACTGAACGTTTGGATCGCCGGTCAAAAGTTGGGTCAGTTTAGCAATGTCTTTTTCTGCAACCAAAGTGATCGCATCACCGATGGCTTGCTGCACTGCCCGTGTACCGGCCATGATTGCATCACGGACGACTGGAGGCAGCAGCCTCATATCTGCGAACGCGTCACCACCCAAATACATGAACCGGAACGCGCCCCGTACCGGGTTTTGTGTCACCCACTGATCGACCAACTCTGATGGATTTCTTTCTTTAATAGCTCGTTCAGCCGTTGGCATACCGAGCTTTCTGGACTCCTGAAGCTCCATACGCTTTGCAGTTTCCAAACTTTGTTGTATGTCAGCTAGCTCATCGAGAGTGAACTCTTTAGCTCCAGTACTTGAACTCGCATTCCATCCACGTATAGATACGGGTCCCGGCAACCTTATAACGGCCTCTTCCTTGCGGCCCGCGTTGTACGCTTTCAGAGCCTTGGTGAACTGCTCCTGAAGGTCTTTCTTCTTAATTGGTGTACCCAATCGGAAACTTTCTCGAGCAATTTCCTCCAAAACATCAACCGACGTCCCACCCAAGTCTGGTTTGATGAGTGCGTCTTTGAGCATGCCTATAATGTTTGGCATGCCGACACGCTTCGAAGGAACCCGCATCATCTTGTCGAGTTGAAGTGTCAGTCGATCGTCGATTTCTAACGGCGCTCCATCGGCTTCAGCACTCCTAAGAGCAGTATATTTACCTGAAACCCACTCACGAACTGCGTTGAAAGGCTTTACAAGTTCGGGTTTTGTTGCCCTACCAGAGTCAACGTAGGCAGCAAAGGCCGACGCGAACTCAGACTCAGCCCTTTCAATGTCAGCAGGGTTGGCAGATGTAAACTTTGCACCCTGAAAACCGACATTAATACCCCTAGTTTTGAGCCAATCCGTAACAATATTCATGCCCTTTTCATCAAGATCTCTGCGTGAGATTCGACCAAGAACACGAATAAAGTCATCAACACTGGCGGTCTCACCAATAGCGCGAATGATTGCTTGCCCGTTTTCCAGAAATTCAACAACCAAAGGATCCGATGTGTCGGATAGTTTTGAGTAGAGGACCTTCGATGGAATCTTGTCGAAACTATCATATGGACCAAACATATTTGTTCGATTTCTCAAACCATGAGTTACCGCCAGATCATCAAGATCAATTTTAGCCAGAGACGCAGCGTCTATGTACGAGGCCTCCCCTAAACTACCGTCGGCAAGACGAACAGGTAATCGACGGAACTCAACTCCCATCGAACGCAATTTTTCATAAACCCGAAGAGCTTCGCCCGTTGGGCTGACGTCACTCGCAAAAGCAACTCCTTCATTTTGTGCGTACTTCAATGCCCTTAGATAAAGGTCTGTGCCGAATCCTCTACCCCTCAAAGAAACGTCAATGAAGCTGTTTGAAACACGAACAACTTGCTTCGAATCTGGTCGAGGAATTCGGATACCCGAAAGAGAAAGAAAGTCGCTAAGATTGTCCCTTTGCAGAGTGATCCCATTCTCTGGACGGTTTCGTAGCTTCGGCGATGTGATAAAAACATCGCCCATAGCCCCGTCAGGAAACGCTGTTTCAGCTACATCGACTCCGGGCGTGCCTTGTGTAGGGCGAAGAACCTTAACGATGGGTTCAGCATCTGACGCAGGTCGTTGATCGAATTTTACTGACTTCTGTATAAGTCTTTCACTGGCAATCAACGCCTGTGACAGAGCGGTTGTTTCATCTTCTTTGCGAATACCAAAAATAGATGCCACAGCGCGCGTAAACTTATTCCAGATACTTAATCTAGGCGTTACTTTAATTAGCTTCAAAAGTCGTTGGAACTTTGGATCGGTCATTGCCCGAACTAAAAACTCGTCGGCGGAACCAATATACGTATCAAAATTACGTGCGTAGAAGCGAACCGAACCGAGTTGATTGACTCGCCCCGCATCAATCATCTGTTTGATCAAATCACTCAAACCAGTTCGAACTTCGGAAATAAGTTGATCTAAATCTCGAACAACTTTAGCGTTCGGGTTTTTTTGGATGAACACTGCCGTCGCGGCATGAAGCAACTCATGAATAAGAGTTTCTTCGGTCAGACCCGTCTCGATCGGAATTTCATCGCCCAATCTTGTCGGTTTTTGTGCGCCGCGTATAAATATTCTATGGGAATTAGGAAAATACAATCCATGAGCGTCTCGCACACTAAGGTCGACGTCATCGACTTTACCGCTGATGACACGAAACTGTCCCGGATCACGACGTAGGTTCGGCAGTATTTTTTGAGCCAACAGTCTTGTGGAGTCAAGCTCGGCATGACGGGCTAAAAACTCACACACTTCGTCCATGCGTGTCATCTTAGAGACGTGATTATATAAAGTACGAGCACTCAAACCCGGCGAGGATGATTCTAATACGTGTATCGCTGGTCTTATTTCTTGGGTTCGTCGATCAGCATTCATCAAATCGGCAAACGCGTCTTCAACCTCAGGCAAAACCTGCTGAGGTTTTACACCCTGAATTGGTCCTGAAAACCCACCTTTTTTCTTCGCGTCGTTAGCAATTCCACGTAGAGCATCCTGAAGCCCCTTCGGCAACTTAGAAATATTTCCGGCCTCAACATCATCCAAAAGATCTCGTGCTGGTGGTGCTGGTTGTGGTTCCGGAGCAACATCCTTTGGAGTAACCTCATCAATCGTGGGATCCTTCTGTGTCTCCGGTTTAACGTCCTTCGGCTTTACTTCATCGGCAACGTCGTCCAACCCCTTCTTGATACCACCAAATCTCTCCGCGTAGAAGTCTGCGACAGTTCTACCTTTTTTAGAGTCTGCAAACTTCTTCGCCTCTTGATCCATCATACGAGTAAACTTTCGTATTTCTGCGGGCTCTATATTTGGATAGATGTCCAAAATAGCGTCCTGAATCTGAAGAGCTTGAGGCGAAAGGCGATCTCGGCCAACTTCGGCATATCGATCCGTTAGCTTTATCAAAAGAGGTTCAGCCGCCACCTTGGCCTGTTCGGCCACACGTTCGCGAATAAACGCCGATGAGGCTGCTCGAGACTCAAGATTCCCCCTAATTGCAGCAATCCCTCTCGATGTGGCCTGACGAGCCTCTGCGATGGAAACTTTAGACAGTGTTTTACCAATATTATTAGCTTCGTCTAAAAGGTCTGGGAATCGTTTTTCAAGTGCCGTAAAAAAGGCCTTTTCTTTATCTGCATCGTCGAAATCAATTTTCTTCGCTATACGAATGACCTCTGATCGATACAACTGAGGGTCATCTCGTAAAATTCTAGTACTCTTTGTGCTGTTGAGGAATGTCATCAAATCCAAAGATTGCTGTCTTAGGGCAACACTGCGATTGACATCTGCAACACCTACACCTGTTTGGGTCAAAAGTTCATCGACGGCATTACGAAATGGGTTTGCAACCATCTCTCTTAATTTGACATTAAAGGCGTCTTTGAGATCTCCTGACTTAAGAATATCGACACTTTCTTTCAATGAATCGATCATCTTCTCAAAGCTCAGAAGCTCAGGAAATCCCGTGAACTGATCAAGTGACTCACCCCTCAACATTACCCGTCGAGCGCCCATATGAACATTCTGGGCAGTTTCTCCAAATGATCCGGGTATCTTCGATGCGACCCTCTTACCCTCTGCGAAGGTGCTTTCCGGTACCCTTTTGCCCATGCGAGCAGCGATGTCGACATCCAATCGATCTACTTCTCGTGCAATCTCAACGTTCTCACCACGGGCTTTGGACAAAGCCTCGTCACCCTTTTTGGCAAGCGTTTTAGCTTCTTCGAGTATTAATAGTGCCGCGTCATAATCGCCTCTAGCGACAGCAGCCTCTGCTGCCTCCAGCACATCTTCGGTTTTGGCGTAGTTTGTCGCTCCATCTCCCAAAGATTCGACCAAAACCGGTGCGGCTCGACGGAACCCGGCAGTTTCCGACGCAATTTGTGCAACCCTTTTAGTTGTTCGTGCGACTGCGGCAGCACCCATAAAGAGATCAGGAGTGAGGATGGCAGCAACAAGCCCTGCAGACCCCATAGCAAACGAAGCCAGACCACCGTTCTCAGCAGCCTCACTCGACAACGCAGCCTTCAAGAAGTCTCGTCTATTACGAATACCATCAAGGGATCCTTCTCGAATCGCAGTCAAGATGCTCTCATCTCTCTCATCGTCGGACAATCTCTCAATGGCACCTGCAATACCTGCCTGAACCGAATCCGCCATCTCAAAGATATGCCATGTAGGAGATGTGAGTCGATAAACAGGAATACCCTTAGGGTCCAATCCGACGACCTCAATGCGTACATCCGCAGCGTTTTTCATGGCTTGCGTGATCCACCACTTATCCTTGGTGTCTTCCGCACCACGCACGTTTCCGGGGTCAATCTGATCGTACTGCACGAATCCGGGGAGATAGTATTTATTCACGGTCCTGAGAAGTGCCGCCTCGTACAGGGCGTCACGATTCGATTTAGCTCTCAATTGCTCATATGCTTCTGTCCCTCTCTGAACACCTTGGCGTTTAGCCATTTTGTTGAGCTTATGAGTGGAGATCTGATTTACCATCTCTTGAAACTTTCGCTCACCAAGAGTGTTACGAATCATCGCGCCAGTCGTTGGTGGCCCCAGAGCCGCAATGTGACTCTGATAAATTTCTGCCTGCTCCTTGTCGTCCGCGATTTCTGTATCGATGAGCTTGTTAGCCTGCATCATGAGACGGTCGTACCCAGCCTGACCCGGCTTGGCGATTGCATTTTCAGCCTCGCCGCTGTCGGCGTCACCCGTAAAAATTCTGCTCTTCAATCTGGGGTCTTTCGCCGCTAAGAGGACTTGAAGTGTCTCCTTTCTTTTTTCCGGGGACAATTTCTTTTCACCCGTCACCACTCGTTCGATACCTTTGATTCGAACCTTTTCACCTCTAGCCAACACTTTTCGTTGTTGCTGTGTTTTTGACCACAGACTTTCTTGCGTTTTGTAGGCATCAAATACTTCTTGGACAGGTCGACCCTCATCTCCAATATCTTGGAAAAAGTTTTGGATTGGTGCTTCCTGAAACTCGGCAGCCTTTTTAAAATCTTCGACAGTAAATCCCGCAAGCTCTGCATGCGCTTTGAGGATTTCGTCCGACGCGAGAATAGGTTCGTTTTTTTCTTTCTTTTCTGCCGCAAGCTTTGGATTTATTCGCTTTGTCGATTCTGCCTCACGCGCAATCCGAATACCTAGCCGTTTCAATTGAAGGTCTTTCGTGAGGAGATCAATGTCCATCTCCTCGAACTCAGGAAATTTTTCAAACTTACCTAATTTCTCATCTTCGGTTGGTGGCTTTTCGTCAACACCAGTGCCTTTCTTTGCAGGCTTCTTGTCCCCCGTAGGAACGTCATCCAGATCAATCGTCATGTCGCCGGGGTCGCTGGCTTTCAGTCGAGCTAAACGATCCTCCATCTGCTTTTGAGTTTCTGCCACCAGTGTCTCCGATTAGTCTTCTGTTGGTACGATTCCAGATCCTGCATACATTGGAGCGATTTCTTCCGCCGCCTCAGACCGTGGGATACTAACACCTATGATACGTCGCAATTGATCGCTTTCTGCTGATAACTGTTCGATGGTATCCTCGAACGCCGAAATCGAAGCATAAGCGTTTGGCTGATCCGATGTAGCAACCTCACGATTTCGTAGCTTTTCTCTTAATTCTGCTATCGCGCCTTCAGCGGAGATAATCATATTAGTCCTTAGCTCCAAAGCCTTCCGAGCATTTTGAAGCATTAACTCAGGCGTCAACGTTTTGCCGGTTCGAGTTTTTCTTGGCGTACGAGGAGCACGAATAATTCCACCTTGTCGATTTTGTTGTTCTGTCAGTGAGGGCGGCCTGCCTTGCGCAAAAAAAGTTTTTTCTCCCGTATTGGGGTCAATGTATCGAGCCGGATTCATCACGGTCGAGGGATACATCTGGCCACTAAACGACGGCTCCCCAAACAAACCTCTCACAGGCCCGAAAGTAATAGTATCCAGCGTAGGTGTTAGAATTCGATCTAGAAGTGTGTAGACTCCTGCCGCCATAGGATCAATAATATCCGGCAGTAAATCGATTTCACCTCGTTTACCGCGCAGTCCAAAGTCGTAAAGGAATCCTTCTCGTAAACGACTTACTGCGTATCTCTGCGGGTCACCAATTCTGAGTTTACCATCTTTGTCAAAACTTCTTGGTGTAATTACTGTTTGTCTTCTTCTCGGCCCTATAGTCGACCATTCCATCGACGGCTTGGAATACATTTGCTCCGCCGTGAATATATTACTTTCTACCTCTCGAAGCCTTTCCTCTTGGCGCTGAGGACTACGATTGTAAACGGGACCGGCTAACATATCCGGACTCGTGTCGGGCAGGATTGGTGTGATTGGGGCCATACCAGCCGCCAAGGCTCCGGGAACGTTTGCGCGAACCAAATCTGACCTTTCTTTGAGAAGATCCCGAAGTTTGTCTTTATTGTCCCGCCTTTGTGATTCTAAAAGATCTTTATCTAAAGATTGTGCTTCTCGCTCAGCAATGGTGGCTGAAAGAATCGGTGAACCAAAACGTTCTCGCTGAGCATCCTGAGACCGCACAACCTCCCTCAGTCTGTCGATTTTGCTGTCGATAACCTTTAGTTTGTCTTCGTAGGAGACCGACTCCGCAGCTTTAACCGCGTCATCTATTCCAATAATCGGCTCGATAGTTACCGAAGCAGGCGTACCCGCATCCGCATCCATGGTTGGTTGTACCTTCGGCTTAGCGCCTTTGGTCTTTGACTCCGGTGATTTAGGTGCTGGAACAACCTCAGGCTGCGGCGGTTTATTGACAACCTTAGGTTTCGGCGTCTGCCCAAAAACTCGCATTGACTACCTCGGCTTAAACGCATTCGCGACATTTTGCATAGCAATCTGCATATCAGAAAACTGCTGATTATCGTCCGAAGAAGAAGCGGTCTTCGTTGATTCAGACGATTTACCTCTCATAGCCTTTACTACCGGCATCAATTTTTTCAGTCGTTGGGCTCGTCTTGCATCCCTTCGAGCCTTTTCAGACACGGGCGAGCCTTCAACCTTAATGTTTTCAGCACTCGGTTTTATCTCAATCGACGATACCTTTTTTTCTTCAGTCATCATTCTACATCCTCATCATCAGAAGTCGTATCTACTTTAGTTTTTTCTTCTTCACGTTTTTCTTTTTTACGTTTATTCTTTCGCTTCTCACGACGATCTCTGAGGCCACCGAAAATTCCTCCTGTTCCGGGTACGGATGGAGAATCAATGCTATCAGGTTTGTCATCTGGTTGCGCTGCTTTCTCATCAGTTGACGTTTTGTCCTCTTGTTTGCCCGCCCCAAAAACCCCCTGCAGGTTCATACCATTGAACATAGACATTGACCCAGCATCAATATCCGGTGTAGGTGGTTGAGTTGATCGAACAATCTTTGACTTACCGCCAGTGCTTGTGTCCATTGTTGGCAGTGCGCCAACGTCAATCATAGATACTGACTTCAAAGACTTCGGTGTTTTCTTTCCGACTCCGGGAGCAGAAGTATCGACCGCTGGAGGTGTCGCATCCGGAGCAGCATCCGGAGCAGCATCTGTTGGAGCAACTTCTGTTTCTTCAGAAGAAGGCCCTCGATCCTCCTTTGGCGGGGGCGGCACAAACGTGGGATCCGTCGGATCGAAATCAAGTTTATCAAATTCCAGCCCGAAGTAGGCCTGCCTGTAAAGCTCCGGAAAACGCTCGTTGTAAATCCCGGACAACTTAGCTTTTTCTTCCGGTGTTCTATTGGGATCGAGCAACGACTTAATCATTTCAGCAGTTACATCGCCGCCCACCGCTCGGGGACCACTCACGTTGTCGTCCTGACCATCATCAATATTTGGAGGCTCGCCTACCGGTCGCAAAACCAAATATGAGTCTAGAGCATCGTTTGCTTTTACTTCATCTTCATCCGATATACGTCGAGTGTCTTCCTGCTCAACAATGTCGAAACCAGCCAATCTCGATGTCGTACCAGAAACAGGGGTAGGGGGAACATCAGGAGACATCTCAAAACCGAGCCCGGCCAACGTCGTGTCTTGCTCCAACAACGCATTGAACTCATCAGAGTCGAAGCCCGTAAAGTCACCGTCTATCTCCAACTCTCCTTTGACAAGGGCCTCGATATCGGCCGTACGGAAAAGCTTTACAGGCTTGCCATCCTTGCCTACACCGAAATACTCGCGTTGACCGTCGACAGGAATCTTGTCCCGTATCGCGTCCCTTTGCTCATCTGTGAGTTCCGTAAACTTGTTTCCAGCAAAATCTGCGGAGTAAACTTTCGCCGTCGCAGGATCGACGATGTACATCATCCCGTCGGATTCAAAAATAAAAGAAGCACTGGTGCGAGCGTTCTGCTTTGCAGTCTCAAACTCCCGCTTCGTAATACCTTGACCCGTTTCAGGATCGACGATGTACTCAAGATTTTCGGTCTGGGCTAAGTCGGCTTTCGCTATTTCACCCGCACGGAATCGAGCAGTAGCCCCCAGCTTTTCGTACTTAAATTTATTCTTCTTGAACATTCGTCGAGCACGTCGATCGATACGGCTCAACCCAGTTTTTTGTCTTTGAAGAATCTGTGCCTGTGATGCCTCTGCAGGAGTAATCAGTCGAGCACCCTCGGCCGTAACAATGCGAATCGCCCCGTTAGGGTCTGCCGCATGACGACGCAAGCGGTGCCCTGTTACCTCGGTACCGTCCTTGAGTTCGACACGCCAGATCTCACCAGAGTTGACGGCACGGAATCCATAGTTGCCCGGTTGTCGTAGAGATTGTTTCTGCCACGCCAACAGAGCAGCAACATCGTCTCCACCCTCTTTGTACGTGTCGACATCTACCTTACCATTCTTGTCGAAATCAACAGAACCAAGTCGATCGAAACCATGATCTGCCGCCCACGCCCGAAACGCAGAGTTGCTCACACCCTTCGCTAAACCTTCGCGGACTTCATCCTGATCATCGCCACCAAGTTTACTCTTTGCGTACAGCGCTGCGGTGCGAGCCTCTTCTGCCGCATCCATTCTAAGATCGATGATCTCAAGTTCTTTCTGGGCTTCTTCTTTACTAACGAGATTTGCATCAGCCAAAAATTGGATCCTGCCCGATTCAATCTGCTCATTGATGGCCTCAAGATCATTCAAAGCCTCAGCGTCATTTGGATCCTTTCGGAGCTTAGCTACAGCAGCCTGATATCGATTATCGGCAAGTGTAATCGCCTCCTCGTAGCCTTCGTCAATTCCAATCTCTTGCAGTCGTTTTGCGTTGTACGCCTTCATCGAGTTGACGAAGTTTATAATTTCGGGACCCGCCATTTTTCGAGCGTTAATATTTGCTTGTGTCGCTCTTATATCGACGAGTCCATCTCGACCAAACACAACAATTTTTTTGCCGTTGTGCCTATTCGCACCCTCCAGAAGTGCCCGCATTGTTGCGGTAAACGCAGGATCAGTGGGAGAAATGTTCGGTTTACCACTGAGTTTATTGATGGCCATCCCGGTAGACAGCGCATCTGCTGCACTCGTCAACAAATCTACCGGGTCCGCACTGTCCCCGACGGCGTTCAAAAAACCTCCTGTGATATTAGTGTCTGCAACGCGGGTCTTCGAATAGTACGTTTTTTGCGCTGCTATTTGCGCTTTTAGAATGTCCGCATAGATCTTCGCCCTGTCGACGTTCGTCGAAGTCTCAAGTTGTTCATACTTGAACTGGAGACCGGCCACGTTGGTGTGGAACTCGATCGCAGCCTTGTACGACTTGAGTTCATGAGTCGCAATGCTCCCCAAAATATCCGCTTCTAACTCAATAGAATCCAACCACCTACTAAGCCAATCGATGCTCTCACCGGAATCCGACTCGGTTTTTCTAGATGATCGTCTCGCGCTTGCGGTTGCGAGAATCTTTTTCATCACCGCGCTTGTATCTACACTCATGACAATCCCGTCCCAGTATTAGTTGACCCCGGTATCATATTGGGATCGGTGCCCACGTTGACCTTTGAGGCGTCCAAGCGGCGGTTCGCTTGATTTTGAGCCAAACCTAACGTCGCGTCTAAGCCCATACTTGCCGCGTCTGATACACCACCAAGAATCGCCTGATCTCGCTTCAGCTTTGCCTGCTCATCTGCCGCGATTAAGGCCTGTGCCTGACTGGCTGCGGTAGCGATAGTCTTGGAGTCTTGAGCCTTTTGAGCCATAGCGAGCTTTCCGGATTGCTCCTCAGCCGCAGCAGCAGTCTTGACTGCCGTATCTGCCGCTCCGGCTGAAATCCTATCTACCAATTCTCGGCTACCAGCCATCTTTGTTGGGTCTGCTTTGCCTGCTTGTAAATCGGCCTGAGTCTTAGCGACAGAGGCTTTGAACTGCTTACCGGATTCGATCCCAAGTTTTCGCTTTGCGGCGGCACTCAGGCCATATGAATCGGCTTCTTGACGCTCTCGGGCTTTCTTTTGTTCGGCACTTAAAGCTTTGAACTCTGGACTTGCCCTAAGGTTTTTAATGGCGTCTCTACCTGCCTTAGCTTCTCGCAAACCGCTAACGACGGAAGAGGCAACTTTAGCGACACCCAAAGCTATGGCTGTCCCCGTAAAAGGGTCTATAGCGTAGAGTACATCCGTCGACAGGGTGCCTCCGAGAAACAGACACATCAGCCCAAAAACAAGAATACAAACGATTGCGATCGGATGGAACGGCGGAAAAATGGGTGTCATATTTGCTCTCCCCGCGAAGTATAGCGCGTTTACAAAAGCGAAATCACTCGAGCGTTTCGGATTCCTAAACTTAGCTTTGCACATAACTCGAAAAATCCTCGGCCACGGACTTGAGAACTACGATGCTCAGATCCAATGTTCTGAACATACACGGCCTCGCCTCCAATGTTTACTGTTTTGACCTGCACGGAAATCTCGTGAAACCCTTTGGTAAGTGCTTGTGCAAAATGAAGGCTTAATGGTGCGGCCGAGTGAGCTTCGGAAAAACAATACTTCGGTCCACCACCTTGTTTATTTTCTAAACCTTTTGGGTAGGTACTATAAAGATCACGTCCGGGACCGGGAATTTCAGGGACCGTGTTCTTGAATCCGGGAGACACAGGGTGAAACATATTTTCTGATATTCTTCGTTTAGTAAACGGGATGTACTCACCGTCTAGAATACATTGAAGATCCATTTTTGTTTTTCTGCCGTTGTTGCTAAACCGCGCCTCTTTGTCTACGTATTCGCCCTGCCAGTTGTTGTAGCTAAAAAATAAATCCCAATGCATCAGACTGACTGTAGTGTCGAAGGGCTGAAACCAACGGATCGTAACACCGGGAAGCGTGACAAACCTTTCGTTCTTTTCCCCCATGTTCCGTTGACCCATACCGTTACCATAAAGGGTCGACGAGTCTGTGTAAGACTCCATACGAGCATACGAAGCTTGCTCAGGCATGACGTGTATGTCTCTAATTTCTGTCGCTGGGTGTAGATTAAAAGAATCCAACAAACCATTCGAGGCCGACATCAATCCCTCTCTGATTGCTGAACCCGAAGAGACAAATCCCCCAAATTCAGCCGCGTCTCGAATGTCAGGACGAGCATGAATGTTTTCTGTATACGGCTCATCGACTCGAGCAGCAGCTTTAGGATCCGTCGTTTGTAATATTTTTTCGGAGTCAGAAAACGGCGAAAAGTCCAATTTAATTTTAGGCATACGTCACTTCAACATTTTAATAACGGTGAGTCGGCATCGACCAATATGAGCGTCAACACCAGACAGAAGCCCACGTCCCGGCGTGTCAAGGCTGCGTGCAGGACTCATCCAAGCATTCATGAAACTTTTTTCCGAAGAGCTAAGAACCGCCCCCGATCCTTCATCGGGATCGGGAACAACGGCGTCTAATCCTTCTCTGCGACTTTTAGTGCAACTTGATGCGCTATGAGCAACAAGCCCATCCCACCAAAAAGGCATCGCGGTACAACCTAAAACACCTATTTCTGTAATGGAACGATCGGCCTCGGAGGCAAAATCACTTGAGTCAAGACAAAGCATCAGGGGGACGGTAATACCCAAATTATTGGGGGCACCCTGATTGCCTCTCAAATCTACACGAACTTTGGATCCGATTCCAAGCTCCTGCGAAACATTACCTCCCTGAGCATTAACCATGTGTTTAGTCTCAAACTCGAACGCAGGTAGGAACGCAGCAGTGCGGTTCAACCAATTCGATGAGTTTATAACTGCAGGTGCAAACTTTGAACCAATTGTCCAGTTGTCAAACGAGTCGGTTCCAGTTCGATAACCGATATTAAACAACGCAAATAAGTCTAGATATCGGTCGGGAAGAATAAAGGAATAAAAATCTGACAGATCTCTCGGATGCGCTTCACCAGCTAAGAATTTTTCGATAAGACTCGAAACCCTCATATCAAGCTCAGGCCGGATACCACGCACTTCGACGTCGGCAAAAATCAGCATTTTTTCGTTTTCTGCGATCGACAACGATCCGCCAGTTTCGTCTTTGATGGATAGAAAGTCTTGATCAGAGCCAGACTCTCCGTCATGCAGCAACTGCCAACCAGCACCAGTTAAAGCGGTGCTAAACCCAAACGCTGCCGTCACATGATTAGCTGTGTCGACAACTCTCCTATCTAAGTACTGTAGGTTTTTGAATCCCGGAAAACGAGAACTGATCACACAACTCGATACGGTTTCGCGATTTTCACCTACGGTAAAACTTGGGGACACGCCGACAGTAGAAAATGTAGTTACTTTCGAAGGAAGGTGCGTGTGAGGTAACGAGTGTTTTTTGATGTCAGTAGATCGAATGTTGTTGATTCGATCCTCCAAAGATTCGAAATCACGCTTTTGAGTGTTGTCAATCAAGTCTTCCGTCGTCAAAGATTTCGTGGTGACGGCAGGTTCAACAGACAAACCATCGACGTTAATGGGAAATATTGGGAGCTTCATGACGTTCAGTCGGCGCGTAAAAACCCCAACAAAATCACCTACTTCAAACTTTTTACGTTTCCTAATTAGTCTGCGGGCTACAATTTCTACTGTATGAGAACCGGGACTCACAGGGATAACAGCACCGATTCTGACCGGCAGGATCTCTGGACCGCAGGCTGTTGCTCTGGAGGCACGGATCTTTTGTCCGGGACGAGCGTTTTTTGTGTCCTCGTAGCTCATAGACCTTGAAGAACTTCTTTGACCGAACACAAACTTACCATCAGTGTCGCCAACGAGAGCACTGTCGTCGATTCGCAGACCGTGAGCCGATTCTTCGAAAGAAAATGTTTTGCCGGTGATTGTGTCGTCTATAATTCGTCCGTCAACACGAATCGCAAATTGGACAAGACACGGGTAAAAACCTTTTGAAATGTGATGATATCCAGCTAGTTGCGGCCTTTCTGACTCTTCTGTAGCTGAGGCTTCGTTCAACGGATACGCATAAGGATAAGATTGAATCAAAGGCTTCTGACCCGTGGACAACTCACCATCGAATGGTGTCTTGAATGTCGCCTCACCCGTAGACTCATTGAATGTTTTCAGTCCCGCGTTGAAACTATAAGCAGTTTGCCAAAAAACCCAGTTGTCGCTGGGTCCAAATTTATTTAAATTTTGAGCCTCTCTCTCGGCACACTTTCCTCCGGAAGGTTTATGGTTTCCCATATAGGAAAACCTTGTAGTTCTCGCGGTAACACCCTCGTATCGCCATGGTGGCTTGGGCTCAAAGAATCCTTGCCATACGTACTGAAGGAAAGCATTGATGTAGAGATTGTCCTTACCTGAGGGCACAACACAGGACGCCCCTGTAATCGCATCCCATTCTCCGCTATTAGGGACTACAAACGGGTCTGAGGTGTAGTTCGTGTAGAAATTAGTGGATCCGGTCTCGGTCTCAGCTTGGCTATTGAGATGAGCCTCACGGAATTCCTTCCCCGCGAAATGGAAGAAATTTGGGACTCCTCGAAACTTATTGATTGGTATGCCCAATGCAGCTTTTTTACCTGATGTGTCTGTCGGTTCACCATTTTCAAAAATTGTCGGTACTTCAGACTCGGACCTAAACATTTGATAGTACGCGTCCTCGGCGACACTATTCGGAAAAGCCGCGTCTGCACCAAAACCGGTACCACTTTCGGGGTGAGGCTTCAGGTCACTCTTCAACTTTTTGCCGTTGAAGTTTGTTCGATCCAACTCTCCGTCAAGAAGTTCCTGAACAGGCACCTTGTCTTGGTTGTACTCAAAGGGATCGAGTACGTCACGAGGACGGAGAAAACGTTTCGGAAAAATAAAGGGCATACTACTCGTCCATTCTCTTTGGAACTCGACCGAACGGCGATCCCATAGTAGCAATACTTACGTCGAAAGCAAAAGCAGCGAGTCGCAGGCGTCCAAGCTCCAGAGACTTCGTATTTTGCATTTTCTCGTTTAAGGATTCAATGCCATCTTTGTCTGACCCAAAAAGATCGATGTAAGCTAGCTTATCGTTTTTGCCTACAGATGAAGGGATGCTTGACGATGCGACGGGCTTACCAGAGGGCCAACCAATTAATTCAATCTCGAAGGCCCATGAATTTACATTGTGTAGATCCACAGGTACCTGACGCCAAAATAGACGAGGACGATGTACCTTCGACTCCCCGTAAACCGCATTACCTGCGATGTCGTTGACCACATCAGACTCGTCATCAGGCCCGACCAGAAGCAGATCTTTCATTTCTTGGAAGGGTTTCCATGACCCATTTTTGTAGATTCTGACCGTCGCGAATCCGTTCCAAGCATCCTTTAGTCCAACGTACAAGGTTCGTACGTTCGTCGGCACAAGCCCGTTTTCCGAAGCTTGTATCCAACTCGATCGATACCTAATCCGTCGTGGTGGACCGAAGTAATCAGTAGTCTGCCGGTCGAGAACAAAAACTCTACTGTAGTCGTGAGTCTTATTTTCTACCGCAGTCGATATGTCCTTGTTTGTTGCACCAGAAAATTTTGCCTTTAACGAAAGGTCTTGTTCTCTAGGATCTAATCCAGCCACAAACGTGTACTTGCGCCAATCTTTGCTATTGCACATATCCGCTATGTGAATCCCAAGAGTTTGACGTCTCCAATACTTTCCGTCAAAACAGAAAATCAGACGATTATGTGTTTCACCTGACTTAGCTAAAGCGCAACGGTACTCTTTTGTTTCTGAGTCAATTACAGAAACTGCCATATGCATGCGAGAAGAATTTACGTCACTCTTAAAGGATTGTTCAATCGGCATGCTCATCCTGACAATCTGACCAAAACTCTTCATGCCGTAGAACCCGTCTCTGCCAAGCCACATCAATGTACCATCTGGCAGTGCGTTGATGGATCTTGGTGCCATGCATCCCACTCCCAGTGACACTGGTTGAGCCATCTTGAAATCTTGTCCAATAGCGTACGTCGCGTTTTCAGTGAAGGCCAACAAATGCCCATTGTGCGAAACCAACCCGGTGATTTCTGCTCCCCCTGCATCGGGGTAAACAATGTCGAACTTACTAAATGTTCCCGGAAGACCCGGACGGGATTGACGAACAGCACCCGGATCGCCCGCAATGTTACCAACGATCAATCGTCCTTGATGTGAGCAAGCGACTCGAAACACTGGCGTTTCAACTGTTTCGTCCCAAACGAGACCAAGCTCAGAGTCGCTTTTATTATCATCAAAAGTAAACTGACCTGAACCCGGAACACGAGCCAAAAATTGTGGATCGTTACCAACATGTTTGGTGTCGGGAGTTCGAAAAACTCGGACGGCTACGGCGTTTTCGGGTGCGTCACCGTTAAAACGTACGAGGAATCTACGAGTCAGATCATCGATCTCTGTTCCCTGAGCGACCTCTGTACGGGGTCCACCATAAGCAAATGTAGCCGACGATTCTGTATCTGAGACGTATCTGGGCTTACCACCGCTGACAGAAACATACGGATCAGCTTGATTTGAGTTGATCGATACAGGCTCACTCGGGCTCGAAAAAGCAGAGAGATTTCCGAACAAATCTTCGAACTGAAAATAGTAGTACCAACCACCGTTGAGTAGTGATCCCTCCCTCCCCGCAAGTACATCACCCGGCGTTCCAATGCGACCGGGCCATGAGTATCCAACAGAGTTTGGGAAGTATTGTGGTATTTCGTCAAAGTCAGGTTGTGTTGGACCTGCGACACTTGGTGTTGACGCCTTTATCTTGAATCCTAAGTCAAAGACATCCCCGGTGTACAGCATCACTCTCGGATGATCAACTCCATTGGTCCAAACAATAGTGTTACCGATGGTCACGTATTGGTCTGGAAAACGGGGGTTTTCGACAGAGCTTAAGCCAGACTCGATCACCTCATCAGGCTCATCGACACCACCCTTGAAGCGGAAGAGTCGCGTACCAAAACGATATATCAAAGTATTGACGGAGCCGTTCATGAGGTTTGCAGCAAAAATGCTGTGGGGTCTGCTTCCGGCCTTAAAACCAAAATCAGCAAACGAAGACCCCAAATCGTTCGCCCCCTCACACGTCACACCAGTGCTGAGATCAGGCACAAAAACTGTTGACTGCGAGGGTGGTGGTGAGGTCTCTACCTCAACAGACTCACCAATTCGAAGTATGGATGGACCCACTACACTCTTCAAACAATCATCGTCCTCCATCTCAAGGTTTTCCACAAACCAAGCAAGAGAAGCGGAAGCGTACGCTTTGCGACCCTCTCCGGGAGGTACAATGACAGAGTTAGTTTGTTGACGAGTGGGTCCAGCCACATTCAACCCCTACTAAATAGTGATTTCATACTGCTTCGACTTCCATGAGTCGGAAAGCTTTGATTGGATCGCACGTTTACCCTTGAGTGCAGGCACAGACTTAAGCACACGCGAACGCCAAGACATGAACTTCTCGCCTTCCCACGGTGCAGGTACTACAAACACATCGACCTTTGCTGCGGCTTCAGCCTCAACGGGATCCTCAATATCTGCAGCATCTTTGCTGTCGTCTCGCAAAACACTCTCAGGCGGAATCCATCCGACGAGCGTAGCGTCAAAACGCCAACCAACAGGCATCCAATCATGAATACTGCGGTGCTCGACGTTCCCGCTCACTTGCTCCAAACCATTCTTAGTCATGAGGGTCGCGGACCAGTTTTCCGAGTCCTCGCTCTGACTGAGCATGCTGACAATAAGAGCTTCCTCATATTGTTTGACGAGCGTCGTACGATAAAACCGATCGCCAACCTTGGGCCGTGGGATTGCAGTGAGAGTTGTATAGAATTTTTTGATTTCGGACATGTACTACCTCTTTGTTGTTCTTCCCCGAAGGGAACCAAGCCAATTAATCTTCCAATGGAAGTGAACCAAATGTACCATAGCGGCTACGGTCTCGATGTCCAGTAAATGGAACGGGTGTGACCGCACCACCCACATTAGCGTATCGATCCCTGAACCCTCGCATCAACTCATGATATCGATTTAGATGTGCCTGCGCGCTCGTCTGATCGTTACCGTCGTCAAGACTGACATAGTAGAGTGCCAACTCTATAAGACAGGGAACAGCGTCCCTCTGGATAGGCGCAGTATCTTGGGCGTCCACGAACTTACGAGGCAGACGAAGAACGCGGAAATCAAGCTCGTATCGCTGATCTTGCTGCGGATAAACCTGCCACGCGTAGTATCCAGTGCTGTGCTTCAAGGGACGATAGTAATCATAAATCTGGCTACCGTTCCAAACTACTCGACCACCCTTCAGGTGATCGATACCTGTCAAACCAGAAGGCGCTGCCGTACCTGCGGTACTCAGAGCAGCTACATGATCAAACGTGGGCTCAACCTCACAGAGAAGATAAAACTTCTCACCGATCTCGACAGAATTGAATTCTCCTCGACCAGAGATTGTCTTATCGATATGGGCAACGTAGTAACGAATCCTCAGTCCCGATCGGCTGAACCGGAAGAATGCCGGGTCCCCGAATCCGAGCATCGAGTCAATGTTTGTAGCCGAAAGAACGAGGGCACCATCTACCCCGGCGCTCACATTCTTCTGCTCTACCACCGTCACAGGAGAGGGTGCGCTTTCCCAAACTGGATCATGAATACCAGTGTATCGACTAACAGTTGATGTCACTGACCCCGTCTCATACGCCCAAGACAAGTCGAACGAACTGTCATGATCTTCGTCCCCTCCGGGAGCAATGGATGGTGACTGCTGAAACTCATCGTCTCTTCGGCCCCATACGTATGTGTAACGAATAGCCCAAGTACCTGATCTCAAAGACTTTTCATTGTTCCATTTGTAAGCGCCATCTGGTTCGGGCAACTTTGCTGATTCATCCACAATCGCAGCTTCACTGGTCGGCCCTTCGTATGCGATTGAAGCTGACGCCCAACTGTTTTTCTTTTGTGGAGGCTTCTCTACGGGCGGTTTTTTGACGTCATCAGCTTTGACTTCCGAACCCTTTTGAGGTGGTATCTTTGGCTGTCGTATGTCCACTTCCACAATGGCTGGAGCCTGAGTAGGGGCTGGGATCTGGAAGTGGCGGTCTCGCCAACAAGTGTGAGGCCTACCGGTGGCGCTTCCCTGAAAATCAAAGAGATCATCACGGTTGGCGGATGAGGTGGCAATTTTTGTTACTTTCTGGCGTGAGCTATCAAAGATTTTAGCAGGCTCTAAAACCTCCATGACGTCATCGGCGAAGAAAAACTCCGGCTGATGAATTCGAAAGTCCTGACCTGCGCTTGCCGCGATGATGTCTGGCATTGGGCGGTCAAGACTAACTACATAAAAAAGAGTCGCATTTGAAGTCACCTTGAACCACTCGCGACTCTGACGACGACGAATCCGACCGGTCGAGTCCGTGATCTCAAGGTGCATGATCCCATCCCACTCACCAGTCACAGTGGGTGTCCATGAGGTGGCACTTGCTGCAGCACCAATCGAAACGCCTGCAGTGTCCACGAAATACAGCAAACGCTTGTCATTATCGAAGGTACAAACCTTGGAACTAATGACGTCGGCCTGACCATCTACGTCGGGCAACAATACGATGTGTTCCTCGTCGGGCACCAATGCTTCGGGAATATCTCCAGCAATGCGATCGAGTGCCAAGTTCAGTGCAGCACGGATTCTATTGTCAAGTGTTGTGCCGGTTGAGTCCCATGACCTCAAGGCGTATAAACGACTACGAAGTGCTGCGAGCGAAACGTCCATTGTGCCTCCAAAGACGAAGGGGGCGTAACCCGAAAGCCACGCCCCCTAAGTGTATCACGTAGTCAAATACTACGGCAGACGAATCCGGGCGCGGATCGTTCCAGAAACTGGAGTATTGGTGTCTGAAAGAGCCTTACCAATCAACGTTCCAGCAGCAGTGCTGTCGTCTACTTGACCACCAGTGTGCGTGTCAAGAAACTGACCCGCAGTAATACCGGCGTTACCATTGACGACACACTCACCGTCACAAACGATCCAGCCGAAAGAGTTTTCGGCAATCGCAGTCTGCGTCACACCAACGACATCGAGTGCATTGTCACCAGCAGCATCCGACGGAGCAACCTCAAAAGAAGCTGTTGCCGTATCTGCTGCCTTAACAATAGCGCAATCGTAGATAGTCAGTGCAGTCGTTGCCTTCACAAAGATCCATGTGCGATCTCCCTTCAGGCCCAAGGCAGTTCCATCAGTGTGCTCAGCATCCGCAACATTATCGGCAGACTCAAGACGAAGAGTACCCAAAGGATATTGCTCATCTGTATAGGTACGAGTCCAGAATGGTTGTGAATCCTGACCGTCGACGATGTCACCGCCAGTATCAAAGTTATTTCCAAGTGCCATGATGTACCTCCTTAGACCGCGCCGCCAGAAACAACTCCCTGCGCCACAAGCTTGGTGCAGATAATGTTTCCTTGCATTGCGAAGATTGCAGTTACGACATCTTGATCACCAACTCGCTCCTTGAACTCACTGATGTTCGGTGCTTCAAGCATCGGGAACTCAATGAAGTCAGTGTTGAGCATGTAGGTGATACCGTCCGAAGCTACGCCAGAGAACGTCGAGTCAGTACGGTCCAAGTCGATGGAAGACGTGACCGAAGCAAGACCCATGGAAAGACCCAAGGTGTTGCTCTTGTCAATCTTGTCATCAACGAGGGTGACACGAACGTTATCGCGGCGAGCATCTTCGAAGTTGGTGTAGGTGTCGTCATCCATGATCACGAGATCAGGACCCTTGCCTACGCCACCAGCAAAGTGCGAGCACTGACGATAGGTCTTACGCAGTTGCGTAATACCGTTAGCACCGAACGATGAGATGTCGTTGAATTGGTTGAAGTGGAAGTAGCTGCTGCTCTTCGTCACATTCTGCACAGATTGACTCTGCGATGCAGGTGCAACAAAGTCCAGAAGCCCGTGCGTTACACCAGTTCCAATACCAGAGGAGAACTGACCGTTAAAGGTCTGAAGTCCAAAGAGTTCGGAAGAAGCGAACGCCAAACCACGGCTGGCACCAGTCAGGAAGTACTTGTTCAAGTCTGCCTTCATGGCCTCCATAGAGGTTTGTGGGTACTCTTCAATCAGCCGCATGATAGCGAGCTTTCCGCTGTTTTGATTGAGTTCCTTCTTAGGAATATTGACAGCCATAACCAAGCGGTGGGGCTCAACTTCAAACTTACGGATTTGTTGACGTCGGGTCATGTTCAGTAGCTCGTCGCCCACGTAGACACCAACACCCTTGGCAGGCGCACCACCGGAGAAGGAACGTTCAATCTTCGTTCCGCCTTCCATTGGCATGCGAGCCTTGGCATTGAGTGCTTCGAACAACTCGTTGCTACGAACAAAGGAATTTACCAGAGGTCCGCGCAGATCGGCGAACGTGGTGTTCAGCAATTCAGTACTGATAGCCATTTTGTTCTCACAGAGAGGGGTTAAAAAACGTTTGTCTCGCCTGCCCGCGATGCTAACGTCAGACCGTAGCGGCTACCTGACACATCTATCTGGGTGCAATATGTGTATACATCACGCGTGAAAAAGCTGCAAGCCCCTGTTTTTTAATCATAAAAATTTCCTCAATCATAAACAGTGATACAGTTACCGTTATGGCATCATCGCGAAAACGAAACGACAAGAATAAAAATGACACCACAACGAGTGGTGCAGAGTTTGCCAGCGCACCCGGCATACATGAAGGCAAGGTAAAAGCTTTGTTCGCTACGCCTGACGCTTTTGTATCTATGTGTCAGATTGTCCGCGAAGACGAGTCAACGGGGTACATGGAGCCCACACATACGCAGAAAAAACTGTTGAAAGCCTACGATGAAAACAGATGGATCATGGTCAACAAGTTCCGTCAGGCAAAAATTACGACGGTGTCTGTCATGCTTCTTTTGAGAGACTGCATGTATCTGAGTGGTGTGAAAGGATTGCTCATCGCAGAACGACAGGACACCGCCGAAGATATTTTTGAGCGAATACTTTTTGCCTACAATCGTCTACCAAAAGATGTTCGCATGCCACTGGCTCCGGGTAGGAAGGCAGGCGCAACGCAGATGCAGTTCGTTCATGGAGGAGGCATCAAGGTATTGACGGCAGGCGGCCGATCTCCTGCGATCGGTCGATCCATTGACCGGCTCGTAATCACCGAGTTCGGTGAAGCTCAGTGGCAACGCAAAGCTGCAATCAACATCTTCCCAACTGTAAACAAACGACCAAACGCAAAGGTTATTCTCGAGTCAACTCCGGGACGAGCAGGATCTCATCACGAACAAATGTGGCGTTCGGCCTTGGAGGGATCCAGTCGATTCCACCCACTGTTTCTAGAATGGTGGGAGGACGAAAGCTGCAGAGAACTTGATGACTCCTTCAAACCAACACAACCAGAGCGAGAGTACATGTCACGCCACGATGGCATGTCAGCGTACAATCTAGCTTTTCGTAGACGAGGCTTGAACACTGAGTTTGTTGGAGACACTCGTCTTTTTTCCTGCAAGTACCCATCGGATGCGTACGATGGATGGCTGGGAACAACCAATCCCGTGATGCCCGCAGAGATTCTAAAACCATCTCTGGAGCGAGCAAAGCAGGATCCGAGTTTGGGACGATATGCTTGTCATGAATTTGAAGGACCGAAACCGGGTCACAAGTACCTGATAACCGCAGACCCCGCAGGATTTGGGAGCACTGGTGACAAGTCCGCGCTCACAGTCTGGGACGCCCTCGAATGGCGAGAGATTGCGTTTTGGGAGGACCGAGAGTCACCCGATCGATTCGCGCAACGATTGAAGACTGTACAAAAAAGATACCTTGGCGCACTACTGGCAGTCGAATCCAACGCCACGGCGTGCATTGCGATACTAAAAGATCAAGGTACAAGAAACCTTCTGTGGACGGACAGGAATCACCCCGGATGGTACGCGACCAGCAAACGTCTCCAAGAGTCTGAGGCACGTCTGGTACAAATGCTACGACAACACGAACTACAAATACGAAGTCGTGGAATGTTGCATCAATTATTAAACTATGACGGGACTCGAAAAAAACGTGTTCGAGGCGATGACGGTACTGTTCACCACTTTGACCGAGCGCGTACAGCCGTTATGGCCGCTGATATTCTTTCGCGCAGACACTTTACTAATGCTGCAGTTTCAGTAGAATCAGATTACCTACCGGGACACGTTACTATTCAACAACTTGATCGACACAAAGCAACGAAGCGACGTGCCGCTCGATCTCTTTATCAACCCGCATCAAACATTTGGGATTAAAAATGGCAAACACAGACTACGACGAAGCGAAAAAAGCATCAGAGAAAAGGGAGGATTTCGAGTCACGGATGGCAGACGCAAAAAAAGGTGCGGCTGAGGAGAAGAAAAAACGAGAGGAAGAAATTAAGGCAATGTCTCCTGAGGATCAAAAAAAGGCCCTCGCCGAAGACAAGGCAGCCTCAGAAGAGAAAAAGAAGAAAGTTGAAGCGATGTTTAAAAAGTAGATCATCATGACAATGAAACTCTCAAAACTTATTGATCGTCATCTGGACCACTACAAGCGTTCAGAGAAGAAGGACTTCGACAAAGCTCGAAGGTTTTATCGAGGCAAGTTTTTTACTACCTCGGATAGTGACCTTTCGGGAATGAATCAACATTCATTCTTGTGCTCGAAGAACATCATCTACGCGATTGCAGATACGGCTATCAGTTCCTTGTTGGGACCGAATCCATCTGTAGGAGCCATGGCACGGACGCCCAAGTCTCAAGACGCCGCCCCCTCCGTGACTGGGCTCATTGATTACGTGTTTGACGCAAATAAGTTTCGACGCAAGGCAGCAACCGCTTTGATTGACGCTGTGTTGTGCAAGAGAGGAATCTTCAAGACTGGGTGGGACGCAAAAAAAGATATACCGATCATTCGAGCGGTAAACCCATCAAGTGTTTTCTTTGACCTTACCGTTCGTGACACAGACGACATTCGATACTGGATCGAAGCTACCGTCATTTCGTTCGATGAGTTCAAGGCTCGAGTGAAGTCAGGACAATACAAGTCCGAGCTAATCAAAGAGGTAAAGCCTGATCGATACCCAAAGTGGCTTTTGGACGAAAACGTAAAGAGTTCTACCGATCAGGTTCGTGACGCCTTCAAATGGGTGACTGTGTACGAATACTACGATCGTGAGCGCGGCCTGATGCAGCACTACATCAAGCAAGCTGACGCAGTAGTGTTTGAAGATAAGATTGATTACATCCCTTACAGCATGTTCTCACTCAACCAGTCAGGTATTGACTGTCTGGGTATGAGCGAAGTTCAGTTGGTTCTGCGACAGCAAGAAACCATCAACGATCTTCTGACACACATGAAGCAGATCACCTATCTGCAGGTACCTCGTGTCATGTATGACTCCGGTCGAGTAACCGAAGAAGATCTCAACAAGGCAGTAGAGGCCTCTGCTGGGTCGTTTGTCGGTGTCAACCCGTCCAACAGTGAGGCACTTCGGAGTCTCGCTACGCTATTCTACGAGATGCCAGTTCCTGCGGCACCAAACGGAGTGAAAGAGTTTATCGCTCGACAAGAAGAAGATGCGGCATTTATCTCCGCACTTGCGGAAGCGGCTCGAGGTCAGGTCGCAGGCGCTCGTACCGCCACCGAAATGGCAATCATCGATGCTCAACTTAGAACTCGTCTTGCCACGCGAGAGGGTCATCTAAACGACGCCTTGGAGGACGTAGCCAAGAAGGCATTCTATCTGTGTAAGAAGTACATGAAAACAAATCGTCTTGTACGAATTGCAGGATCGACAAAGTGGCAAGAGTTGAGCCACAAAGATTTGGTCGATGTCGATGTTGACTTTGAAATTGTCAGCTACAACCCCATCAGACGCAACCCCGGCATGATGGCAGAAACGCTGATTCAAATGTTGCCATTCTTGTCTCAAAACGAAAACGTAAACGTTCGACGTCTAACAGAAGAAATACTGTCCAACATGGGACTTCCCAATCGTATTCTCATCCCAGAAGAGGATATTCTTCAGGCGAAGCAACAGGCCGCAGAGCAACAACAAATGGCGGCTCAACTCGAAGCACAATCCAAGCTTGGAGGTGCTGCCGGTGGCGCACCACAGTTAGCCGCAAATCAAGCCAAAGAGGTTGAGGCTATGCTAAGAAATTTACCGCCTGAGGAGGCGGCTAAGTTTGCGGAACAAATGGGGCAACCTATATCGGGAGCGGAGGAACTAATGGAAGACGCGTTACCGGGCGGCGGTGGTTCGCCGATTCGCGGTGAAGCATAGAGGTGATTTGTGGCGCTATCGAAAAGAGACAAACTACGTAAAGCCGCGCTACTAAAAAAACATAGGCTCAAGGGCGTCAACATACCCAAACGCACGCCTGATCATCCCACGAAAAGTCATATTGTACTGGCGCAAGAAGGCAGTCGACTCAAACTCATTCGGTTTGGTGAGCAAGGGGCGAGCACCGCAGGAAAGCCCAAGAAGGGTGAGAGCGATCGAATGAAGAAAAAACGAAAGAGTTTTAAGGATCGTCATCGCAAGAATATTGCTAAGGGCAAAATGAGTGCGGCCTACTGGGCCGACAAGGTGAAATGGTAATGGCGGATAAACGAAAAGCAAAACGGTCGAAATTGCGTAAAGCCATCAAAGGACGGAAGAGCAAGAGCCGCGTTAACGAGGCAGGTAACTACACCAAGCCGACTATGCGTAAACGAATGTTCAATCGCATTAAAGCTGGCGGCAAGGGCGGTCGTCCGGGTCAGTGGTCTGCACGCAAGGCACAGATGCTTGCCAAGGCATACAAGAAAGCTGGCGGGGGATACACAAGCTGATGGCATTAGCTAAGTCACAAAAATCTCTAAAACAGTGGACGGGAGAAGATTGGCGCACAAAGTCGGGTAAGCCCAGTGTTCAAGGTCCTGACGCTACGGGCGAGCGGTACAAGCCTGCCGCCGATCACGCCGA